ATTTACTTCTACCTGTGGAGCAACATATGATGTCTGTTGTGGTGTAGGTGCATTTAAAACTCTTTGCTCTAATTTATTAGGTTGATTAGGTAAATTTTGTTGAGTACTTATTTGTACTGGATTTGGAGTTGGTTTATTTTGTTGTGTACTTTCTACGGGAAATATATCAATTCCTTGTTTTTGTGATGCAACGTTTATTTTTTCTGCACTTGATGTACTATTTTGCTTTGCCTTTTCTGCAGTTAATGGACCTGTTATTTTTTGGGCAGCTTTAACATCAGACATTGGGTTTACGTGTGATCCATTTCTCCAAACTTCAAAATGCAAATGTGGATCATATGCTTTTGTATTAAACAATTTGGCAATTTGTTGCCCACCATACACGATAGAACCATTTGGTACAGTTGGGACTACGTGCTTGTATCTACTCTTCACACCATTTCCGTGATCTATTTCCAAAATAGTATCACCACTTTCTACGGACCCAATATAACTAATTTTACCTGTTTTCCAAGCGACAACTGGAGATCCTGGTGCCAATCCACCAATATCTTGTCCACTATGTCCTCCAGGATATCTTCTTGGTGCCCCATACTCACCACCCTTAACACCAACTTCTCTGGTACTTAAAACACCATTTGGTAGTGGGAAAAAAGTACTACCATCTACCGGACCCTCATAAGGAGTGGTATCTGGAGGAACCTCTATATTGCCGCCCCCTTCATAAGTATTTTCCCTAACCCCCATAGCACTCCCAATAGATGAAGCAAAAGACTCAAATTTTTGAATGGCAACTTCAAACCTATCAAGAACAGAAGCAAAAGTATCTCCTTGAGAAACTAAAGATTTTTGTTTTATTTCCTGTTCTTTTAATCTTTGAGTTAACTTTTCAGAAACTCCCCCTTTACCGCCACTTGCCAATTCATAAGCCCTATCTCCAGTCCATCCACCAAGAAATCCACCAACAGCAGATCCTGCAACTACTCCAAATGGCCCTAAAGGTGCTCCTAAAATACCACCAATAATAGACCCAGCTAAAGATGCCCCAGCACCAGAAGCAGATTGAGTTACTGTTTCACCTTCTTGCATTCCTTGATAGAAATCAAGTCCAGTAAATAATGCATTTAAAACTCCTAATGCCTTAAATCCACCAAATCTAATATTTGGACCTTTTGGTGTAACTTTTGGTGATTTTGGATTTCCATATTTTTGAGGGCTTCCTACTTTATTATTTCCCGGGAACATACTTCCAAGGAATCCACCCAAATCTAAAGCGCCAGAAAACAAACTAGAAAGAAGACCACCGGGAGATCCAAAGGTACTCGCAATATTTAAATTTGCAAGTTCTTTGATTTTCCTTTTCTCTGGTAATTTAATTTTATCAAGTTCAATTTTTTTAAGATTTAAAACATTAATAAAATCATTATATTCGCCTATAAATCTTTTTACTGATTTATTTTGGCGAGATCCGAGAGCAACTATATTATTTGCTGCTTGAGTTAAAGGAGAATTAAGTTTAATTGTCATTATCCATCAACCACGTTATATACGATTTTTGAGTATAATACCAAGAAATTATCAGGATTACTAGAAGGCAGTAATGGAACAGAAGGTCCATTTTTTTGAGATGGTGGAGAAGAAATTACCTGTCCTCCACCACCAGACTGCTGCTGTGTCGATGATAAATTAATTGGCAAAACATTAACACTGGATGCTACCTGTGTTGGAGGTGGTTGAGCAACAGATGCTGCTCTTTGTTGAGCAATTTGTGTTTGTGCTAGTGACACAGAAACTTGTGGAGATTTCATCGCATCGGCACTTGGAATATTTTTTCCGAATGGTTTTAATCCTGCCTCTTGCTGTCTTCTTTTTACTGCTTCAGTGAATTTTGTTGTTGGAGTTCCCCAAGCATCTTTGGATATTTGACCAGTTCTTAATTGATTGGAAAGATTACCAATTCCAAGTTGAGCCATAGGCAAAACCGCAAGTTGCTGCTCTCTAGTCATATTTTTAAATTCAGGCGAGAGATTTTGCATATATCTGTAATTGGATATCGTATATCCCAAATACATCTTTTCTTGCAATTGTGGATTATTTAAGAATTCCTGCCTTGAAGGTTTTGATATTCCTAAAACTTTTGCAGCTTCAGTAAGTGCTTCGTCACCCATTTGATATCTTCCCGCAAATCTTCCACCAGCACCACCCATCTGGGTATATGCTGCACTTTCAACATCTGCTATTCCTTGTTTATATACATCCCATTCTTTTTGAGTTAATCCAAGTTCTGCGAGTCCTTGTGCATCATCTTTTATTTGGACACCAGGGGATCCTTGAGTTCCTGGTGGTGAAGGTGATGGAGAAGGCGGCGGCGAAGATCCACCAGAACTAGTTACAGTTACATTTCCTTCTTTCTTTTTACCAACAAGAGCATCAAGAATATTTGAAAATCTATCAACTACTGCACCAAATCTATCAACTAAATTTTGAGGTATATCTGTCTGTACTTGTTGTGGTTGAATTTCTCCAGAATCGGCAAGAGCATTGACTGCCATACCACCGCCTATTCCTGCTGCTCCAAGTCCAAGAGCGCCAAGTCCAAGCATTTTCCCCCAACCCATTCTCTTCATTGCAGGAGCACCCGCTCTTTTTAATGGAGAACCAGGAATATCAACATCAAGATTCAATCCCCCACCAGAAGGAGTTGCTCTCGGAAGATTTGAAAGTTGATTTACAATCTTTACAATTACTTGACGAACTAATTTTGCAACTTCAAAACTTTCATTAAAACTAGTTTTTAATGCTACTAAATTTGATTTTAATTTGTCTACATTTTTTTGATTCCCAAAAAATTGAATAAATTCTAGAGCATTTCGATATACTTTTAAGAATTTATCTAATACTTGAGATGGTTTATTTTCTTCAATATTTTTTATCTTCTGTGCATAATCATTACTAAAGTCTCCTATAACTTTTTGTATTGATTGATTAATCTTATTCTGAACTACTTGAACTATATTTTGTAATTGTGTTACTGGACCTGCAGATCTAACGTTCTGAATCTCATTTGTCAATCTTTCTGTGACATTTGTTATCTTATTATCTACATTACTGTTGATGATTTGCGTAGCACTCTTAATTGAATTATCTACTGAAGATAAAACATTATTAGTAATTGAACTAATAATGGAGTTAATATCTGGAGTAACTGGTTTTACTTCTGCTCTCTGAAATCCTACTATTTTATTTGATGCGGACTGAACAAGAGAAGATCCTATTGGAGATCCACCAGAAATAAAATTCTGGGCATCTTGAACAGTTCCCCTTGGAGACCTTGCTATTTTTTCTGGAGATAAAAGCGAACTAACTGCCATTTTGTTGATGCTTTGATTTTTCTTCTTCAATATGTTGTTGTAGAAGTGCCAAATATATATCCCTCTCCCAAGGAACCATCCCTTCAATCTCTGCCAAAGAATATTTATGGAACTGCATTAAAGCAAAATTAATACGGAAATATGACTCAAGATCCATATGAGCCATAATTAACCGAAAAAACTAGTCAGTCCCTCCAACGTAACTTCATTTTCAACTCCAGTTTTTGGATTTTTAACTTTAATTAAATGCGATAATTTTGGCATTGTCTCAAAGAACTTTTCAATCATTTTAAATTGATTTGAATTCATACTCTCAATGAATTCAATTAGTTCCTTTTTAGTACAATCGGATGCAGACCAAGAATCCTCTTTTGAATAAATTCCTTCAATGCACGATGCAATAATCTCAAAAGATTTATCAATATTTGATGAATTTTTTTCGGAACCAAAATCAAAATTATTTTTAATAAACTGATCCAATGAAGGATATTTCATTCTCAAAATTAGAGTTGGATCTAATTGTATATCAGTTTTATGTTCTGGGTTTTTTTGGACTTTTATCTCATCAATAAACACAGTAATTGGAACTTGTGTTTCTCCATCATCAGAACAAGTAACTATCAATTCAATAGTTTCTCCAACAGATTTTCCTCTTACATTCAGAAAAATATATTCAATATCAAATGTTGGCAATTCATCAATTTTGATACCTTTTGTAATTACACAATCTTTTAAGACTTGCTTAATAGCATTTGTAATTTGCTTTGTGTCTTGACTCTCTAAAGCAAGAATTAATATTTTTTCTTCCTTTACTAGGAAAGGTCTATATTTAATTGTTTTTCCAGATGAAGGCAACTCAAGTTCATAAGTTGGCGTAGAAATAGAAGGTAATGGCATAAAGAATCCAGGTCAGTAAAAATATTTAGTTTAGATCTTGAGTACCTCTATTTCTTTCGATAACATATCTTGTATATGCAAAACTTACAGTAGTTTTTGTAATAGTGCTACCTTCATATGAAAGAGGTATTGCAGTTATATTTGTTGGATACGCATCTATCATTCTATAAGTTAACGATGGAACATTTCCCACTTGTCCTCTATCTGAAAATTGAGGGTCTTTCAAAAAATTCCTTTCAAACTTTACAATAGAAATAACTCTTCTATAAGTATCAGGATACTTAAACCTAAAGAAATTTGTATTATCTTTTCCTTGCCCCTGCCCAATTGGACTACCAGCAAGTTGACCCCCAGAAGTATAAAGTGGATTAATATAATTCATCCATTCTTCAAATAATCTTATGAGTCTGTAATCATTATCTACATAAAATGTCATAGTAAAATCTGGATAAACTCTTCTTGTTGGAAAAGTTTCAACTACACCTTGCCTTGATCCAATTTCAGTAGCAGATTCAAAAGTTGCTCCTGGTAAAGATGCTTCAGCACAGTAAAAATTATAAAGTTCATTTTTTGTAGCATCATTAGTAAGTTCAAGACTATTCAAATAAGTCATCAAAGGATCACCACCAGTGGTTAAGTGCAAAGCAACTTTAAACTGGCTGCTTATTGAAAGTTTACCAAATATATCTAAAGCACCAGGAAGTTCTACGCCACCATCAGTTCTTGGCGTAGTCATCTTAACGTATAGAGGACCTATTTCGGGCTTTCCTGCTCCGAAGGTTTCATTAGCCATCTATAAATATTTTCTAAAAGTACCTATAATATGTATGCCACGCAACGAAGATAGTAAATATAGACAAGGAAAATATCGTCCACAAAATCCCAAAAAGTATGGAGGTGATCCTACAAATATTGTCTATAGATCTTCATATGAATTGAAATTTATGCAATATTGTGATTTAACAGAAAGTGTTAATTCCTGGAAGTCTGAAGAATTCTTTATACCATACGTTTCTCCAATAGATAATAAGGTACATAGATATTTTCCAGATTTTTTTGTCAAATACAAAGATAAGAATGGAAATAATAGGACTTTAGTTGTGGAAATAAAACCAAAAAAAGATTTAAAAGAACCAGACACAAACCCAAAAAGAAAAACGAAATCTTGGGCATACCAAGTGAAAACTTGGGCAGTAAATCAAGCAAAGTGGAAAGCAGCAAAAGAATGGTGTGCTGATAGAAAATGGGAGTTTAGAATTTTGACGGAAAGCGAATTGGGGATATCAACAAAATGATAGCAGAATCAATCATAAAAAGTGCTGGTAAAAAATACAGAAGCACATCTTGGTGGACAAATTCATTAATGAACGAATTGAGAAACTACCAATCCAAAAATACAAGTCAATTAGATACTTTTTTTATTGAACCTGGAGATTTGGTATTCTTTATGTATTCTGCAGCATATCCCCAAAGATATGAATATTGGGATCGGCATCCATTGTCTTATATAATTGAAGTAAATCCAAGACAGGGTTGGTTTTTTGGATCAAATCTTCATTATTTAAACCCACAATATCGTGGAGGGATAGCAGAATCTTATCTAAATAAAGAAGGAATAGTAAACGCACCAAAGAAAACACTACATCGTTATTTGTTCTCTGGTGTTATGACAGACTTCTTTAAGATTCCAAAAAATGAATGGAGAGAAATTTCATTACTCCCGACTGAAAAATTTGTAGATAAAAGGGGTCAACCAGTATTCAAAACAAAAGTTTGGGACGCTCCATAAATGGCTTTTCAAGATATAAAACCAAAACCATATTATACAAAGCAAGGAAAAAACTTTAAGCTTCAGTATGACCCCACAAATGGAAATGTACAGCTTGTAGAAGATGGTTTATTGGCAATTGGTACAACTCCAATATTTTATAATGGAAATTTTAGAACAGACTTTTTAGATAATCTCGGAGTAACAACACAAGAAAGAAATACATTATATCAACAAATACAGAATTCAGTTAATACTTCTCACAAAAATGCTGGTGGCAATGCTGCAGGATTGAAATTGCCATCTTGGGCGCAATCATCTCAATTTGGGCAAGCACCAGGATCAACAACTGCACCACCAGGAGCAACACCACCAATTCCAGGTGCAGGATCAATATTATCTCCAGTAAATCCAATTTCAATTAATAATAGTTTTGCTAGTGTAAATGCAAAAAGTGTTTATGGTGGAACTTGGAAATACCCATCTGATATTTTAGAACTTCAGCAAGATACTCTACAAATATCACAGTATCGCTATAAAGCACCAAACCAAGATTCTTTTACTAGTGGTGACTATAAAAACATTTTTTTACAAGGACTACAAAGAAACAGTGCCATACAAGATTATCAAGGAACAGTAATACTCCCAATTCCAAGCGGAGTACAAGATTCCAATGGGGTAGATTGGGGAGGTGGAAATACGATGAGCAATATCAATGCAGCAGTTACCTCATATGTACAACAAAATCCCAATCAAGCTATAGGAGGTCAACTCGCAACACAAGTAGCATCAATGATTACGGGAATTTCTCCTCAACTTGCAAATCAAATTGGAACAATCGCGGCAGCTACTGGATTTGATGTTCAAAATATAATGGGAAGACAGGATATATCTGCACTTATAACCTCTTTTCTTCTTAAAAATGCAGGATTTGACGTAGCACCAGAAACAATCCTATCAAGAGGATATGGAATTGTTCCTAATGCAAACCTTGAATTATTATTCAATGGACCAACATTAAGACAATTTAGATTTACATATCGTATGAGTCCAAGAAGTGAAACGGAAGCATTAGAAATTAGAAAGATAATAAGATTCTTTAAACAAGGAATGGCGGCAAGAAAACAAAATGCTCAAAATGGTTCTGGTGCAAGTTCTTTATTTTTAGGAACACCAAATGTATTTAAATTAGAGTACAAATCTGGAGGAAGATCAATTCCAGGATTAAATAAATTTAAGATATGTGCTTTAACTGGATTATCTGCAAATTATGCACCAGATGGAACTTGGGCAGCATATGATGGTGGTCAACCAGTATCACTAGCTTTAGCAATGGACTTCCAAGAACTTGAGCCTATTTACGAAAGTGACTATCAAGAAACAGTCGCAGTTAATGACAATCCAAAAGTTGGTCCAGACGACATAGGTTACTAAAGATGTCTTATTTTAGAGAACTACCAGATCTTGAATATCTTTCACAGTCTCCAGATAGAAAGTCTAATGGTGATTATATAAAAGTAAAAAATATCTTCAGAAGACCAAAACTTCGTGAAGATATTAAAAATGCTATAACTGCATTCAACTATTATCAAGTTGAAGATGGAGAAAGACCCGATCAAATTGCCGAAAAATTATACAACGATTCAACATTAGACTGGGTAATTCTCATAACGAACAATATCATAAATATAAAAAACGATTGGCCTTTAGATACTCAATCATTTAATAATTATGTTTTAGATAAATATGGATCTGAAGAAAATTTATATAAAGCACATCATTATGAAACGGTAGAAACTAGAGACAATTATGGAAGATTAGTTGTTCCTGGTGGATTAATAGTAGATCCATTAACTTCCTTTGACTTCGCATCAGAAACTACTGGAGATTATATTTTACCGTCATTCCCAGCAGAAAAAGCATTAAATAAAGCCACAGTTAATTTAAACCAAATTCTCAAAGTAGGAACAAGATCAGGTGATGTTGAAATAATCATTCCAGAGGTATCCGCAACTACATCATACTTTTATGCTTATAATAAAAACAACCAGGCAATAAAATTAACTATAATTAATACTTATGATGAATGGCCAGCATCATGGAGTGGTATAAATATTGTAACTGGAAGAAATGAATTATATCGTATTGTAATTAATGATTATATCGGACCAATAGATGTAGAAGTTCCAGATACTTTATATGAAGTTGTTGGAGAATTGAGAGGAGGCAAAATTGTACCAGTATTCAGATTTAAACAACAATAAAAAATAAAAATGCCAGAACCACTACAGGGTCTAAATGTAAAATTTTCAACTAAAGCCTATGAATTATTATATGTAGATGGTGAGAACGTATATATTGCACCAAACGAGATTAAACTTGTAACAAATCTAGAATATGAAACAAAATTAAATGATGAAAAAAGACAAATACTCACATTAAAACCAGAATACCTTGGTGCATTTGTTGGAGACGTTAAGAATATGATGGTCCATGAACCGTCAAGTCAATTTGTAGACAAAAAGACAAAAAGAGTTTATAACTCTCGTATCAAATAAAAAGGAGGGAGATAACTCCCTCCTTTCTTTTTAGCAAGAATATTTTTGAACTTCAGTCCATCTTTTTATATAACCTTCATTTATTCCATTTCCAGAAACATATTCTTCACGATATATTTCTCTTTTGCATATATTATAGTATCTTGGATAATAATAGGTTGGATAATATCCACCATTTTTAAATGGTCTCCAAAATTGATTCCAAGTGATAGCTTTAGATGGAGAGGAAAAAAGAATTAAAAAAAGAAGAACCAGAATCTTCATTATGATTCTGCTAGTTTTTGGAAATAAGATAATGCATCATCCTCATCATCGTCTTCAGATGATGAATTTGAAGAAGGTACACTATTGTAATTTGTCGTTTCCCCACGACGCTCTCTTTCCCACTCTTCTTCTTCTGCAACAACTTCAGGGTCTTGATTCTTTGGAACACCACGAAGACCAAGAGTATATTCTAGGCGCTTCTTCAGATCATCATAAGACTTAAATTCCTTTAGATCGGTAAAGTCATTTAGATTATTCAGAGACTTGTAGATGCCTTCGAGTTCATCATCATCACCATCAAGAAGAGCAGAAGGAGATGCAAACTCTGATTTGTCATAATTCCAATACCCATCTTTCTTGACGAGTTTCAGTTTGAAGTTAGCACCAGTCCAGAAATCAAAGGGATTGATTGGTTGTTCATCATCAAATTCTGGTTGCATTGCTGCCATAATCTTATCAAAGATTTTTTTACCGAATTTATAAAGAAATACTTTACCTTCATTATCTGGATTTGCAGGATCTTTAACGACGTAAATATTAGCAAAATATGATAGCTTACGCTTTTGTTTACGTGCCTCTTCTTTATCACGGTCGGAACCAGAATTCCAAAGAACACGGTTCTTCTCACAGACAGGGCATTGCTGACCAAGAGTAGTGAGGCAGTTGTCAATCAACCAACCACCAGGACCTTGGAATGCGTGAGACCATACTTGTGCCCAAGGTAGTTCACAACCTTCGGGGGCAGGGAGGAAACGGATAACTGCGGAACCTACACCGCTCTTATCCATAACAGGTTTCCAAAAACGGTCGTCATCTTTGGAACCAGAATCGTTGAGTTTCTCAACTTGTTTGATGAGTTTTTCGGTAAGTGAACCCATCTTTGATTGCTTTTTAAGATCAGCAAATCCCATTCGTATTCTCCGTATTAGTAGTATTGAAAGTGTGTGCCGTATTGGTACGTATTAATTGTAGCAAAATCCTTGTCAAATGTCAAGGCTGTCTTCAAGTTTTTTTATGCTGTTTTCCATAATATTGAAAAAATCATTGATATTTTGTCCGTCTTTTAAACCAAACATTTTAGCGGACTCTATAATTTTTTCTTTCATTTCCACTGCTTCTGGATCATCAGATAAAGATAACCGAAATATAAAAAGTTTCTGTTTTTCAAGAAATTCTTTCATTCTTTCTAAATGCTCTTTTTTCCCTTCTTTATCAAGGAAAGGAAGATTCATAACATCAATAAAAAGTTGATTTTGAAGATCATCCAATTCAAATAAAGATTCCCTTAC